CACCATATTTTTAGATTTTAATTCCACCAAGATATTTAATTCATATATATTATGATTAAGTGTTAGTTCGTAACCATCCTTCCCACATAATTGTGCTAGCATTTGATGTAATACTCTTATTGTGTATGGTAGCTTTTCATTTAACTTCGCAAGAATAACAAACTTTCTATCTTCTAATGTATGGTTTGCTTTTGGAATTATTTCAAGTATTTTTTCCCATCTCTTAACTCCATTTTCAGTAGCATATTTAACAAATTGGTCATCAAATACATTCTGTATATTCTCCCAAAGTAAAGTTATTTCAGGATTTTCAGTTTTAGCTATTTCATTAAATTCTTTTACATCTTTAATCACATTAGGTAAATATTCTATTATGTTTACATTCCTCATACAGTTATCACATCCAAAATAGGCACTTCATCAGCACCAAGAACTAAATTCGTAGGCTCTCCATTAATAGTAGTATCAAAAACATCTAATATTCCTGGAACATCTAATAATCTGGTTTCTATTTGACTAATTCTAATAACTAATGCTTCTTGATCTGACCAAGCTTTTCTAAGCTCCTTAAAATATTCATTGATTTTTTCTTCTACTAAATCTTTTACATCTTCCCAGGTAAAACCATTTTGAAAAGTCATATTTGTAGTGATAGATATTGGTACTTCATCGGCTCCTACAACAGTAACCACATGACCGATAGGAGCGATACCAAATCCTTTACCACCATTTGCTTCCGGATCTATTTTAGTTTGCACATAGTCAATCAATTCTGCGGACGGTGCGTTATATTCACTATCAATAATAACTAATTTAACAGTTCCTCCACCATTCCATACTGGATAAACCTTAGTTCCTCCTACACCCTGGATAGCATTAGTTTTTTCGATATAGTCAGTGATATTCCCCCCATAAGCTTCAGATTTTAAAGAATCATAATACCTTTGCCTGAAGCTTTCCGTATCTTCTTCATCTTCTCCTGGTATGAGTAATTCAACCAATTCAGCTGTAACAAGTCCTTCTATATATTCTATTGGTATAAGAGAGCCAAATTTTTGGTTTCCAATACTTCCTGCAGTTTCACACTCTAATTTAAACTCTCCATTTTCTATTTTTTCGACTGCCACATAGTTTAAATCATCTAAAGAAAACCTGCTTCCAACAGGCACATCAAAGGGATTATTTTGACTATCTTTAAATACTCCCTTTAAAATCGCCTTTGTAGCCGGATAAGGTTCTACCCCTCTTTCTGCAGCTCTTCTGATTAAATACTCCCTGCTAGCTGTATCTGCAAATGTTTCATTTAAAATGACATCTAACTCGATATAAGCCATTGCCAGCTCAGCAGCAGCTGGAGCTAGAGCATCGTAAATAATTGAGCCTTCCCGCTTATCTACATTATTTGGTACTCTATCAAGCATTCTATTCAAGATGTTTTCAAAAGTCATATGCTCATACACCAATATTCACCGTCCTTTCTGCTTCAATGTCTCCAAAAACAGTATGTACAGTAAAAGTAACCGTAACATCACCTTTTTTAGAAGAAAAATCAAAATTATCAACTTCAGTTATTCTATCATCTTGTAACAAGGCTTCTCTTATTCTCCTTTTAAGCTCCGAATATACATAAGGTTTAGGTTTCCCAAATAAGTCTTCCAACTCTATACCATAATTCCAACTATAAATTAAATACTGGTATCTTTCAGTAAAGATAATTTTATATATTGCTTGTTTCATAGCCTCAAGAGCATCTGTATAACCAATTAGTCTATTATTAGAAGTATCTAATCTATACGTCTTAGTTGGTTCTTGTACTATCTTTAATGTTTTATTAGTATTTAAACTTGTATTAGGAATCATATCGCATTCACCAGCCTATTCAATACAACATACTTTTGACCACCTTGTACTCTTAATAAAAGCACTTTCTCACCAACTTTTAAAGCATTGTATATTGTAACTTCATGCTTTACTTTTTCTTTGAAATATAAATCACCTTTAATGGTTCCTTTAACTCTTATACTTTCTTCTGTTTCATTAGAGCTTCCTGGATTAAAATATAAAGTCTTTTCACTATTTTCATCAATATGTATATAGTTTTTAATTGCTGGATTATCAAAACTTAATTCAGTTTGATAATCTCTTACTGCATCTGTTAATAATAAGCATTCCGCAGGAAGGTCCAAGCGTTGCTCAACATTAATTACAAGAGGATTTATCTGTTTTACTGTACCGACCATTACATTTACAGGCGCTCCTTGTTCAACAGCTTGAATTCCTGCTTTCTTTATTAAATTCATTAGCTCCATACATCTCGCCCCTTCACTTCTAAATCCATAAAGTGTTCATTATCTGAAAAATAATGAACAGCTTTTTCCACTAACATATAATTTTGAACACTTATATCCCCCAACTCTGGTAAATCAACAAATACACTAGTACCTGCCCTTACTCGTACATCACCCAAAGCATTTTTAATACTAAGAGATCTGGATTTCCTATTATAAAGTTGAAGAAGCGTATCTGCTTTTAATTTTCCATTTGTCTTTTCATTGATTTTTTCATAATATTGAAGCACTCCCCATTTGGTCATATTATTGCTATCCTGTGCAATATAAATTTCTCTTTTCCCAGTATTTTCATTATCATAACTCAATTTTATTCTGTTATAAGTATTATCAAGATCTGTACTATAATCAAAGTTTTCAACAGTATCCCTACCTACAATTAAGTCAAGTCTCAAAGAGTCTATATTTTTTAAAGCAAGCGCCCCAAAATCATCATAAAGAATGTACAATTTTTTTGTATTATCAAAAGTAAGCTGTAAAGCATCATAAATCATATCAAAAAATGTTTCATTATCCCGAATCCTATGCATAATTACATATTCTGTATCTTCTATTTCTCCAACCCTTAAACGCATGTCCTCTGCAATCATTTTCACCAAATCAGATGCTTTTTTCTTAGCATAAATATAGGTATCTTTATATTTTAGATATCTTAATTGGTCATAAGCAGTAACGCTAATAATTTCATCCTTATTTCTTTTTTTACTCCATACAAAGCCAAAGAAAACATTTTTGTCATCTTTTTTAAACCTAACTGGATTACCCTCTTCAAAGTTAAGATATTTATCTTGTACGACATTAAATTCAAGTTTACCCGGGGATCCTTTCCTCTCTGTAGTCCATTTAATTTTGCCTTCGACTAGAGGACTGTATAAAATTCCGTTGTTTTCAATTATTAATTCATACATAGCTATCACCCTAACTTTATGACTTGCCCCGGGTAAATTAAATGAGGATTTTTTATTCCGTTAAGTTTTGCTATTTCCGGATATTTTGAACCATCACCAAGATATTTTTTACATATAGCCCAAAGCGTATCACCTTTTACAACTGTATGAGTTTTAGGAGGTTCTTTTGCAGGCCTTTGAGTTTCTTCCTTTACTACAGTTTCTGTTTCAGTATCTTCAATTACTTTCAATATTTTAGTAGAGTATTCTTTATATTGCTTTAACTTTATTGATACTAAAATATCATTTAGATTATTATGATCCTCTTTGATAGTATAATTTTCTAAGCTAACTAGCATATTAGTATCAAACAAAAACTTACCTGCAGGAGAAAATCTAGAAATGATAAACCGAAATGGTTTTTTATTTACCTTTAATTGCTCAAATTTATCTAAATAAAAACGAGGCTCTTTAAAGCCTCCTTCTCTCACAAAAGGGTATTTAATGGCAGGTAACAATATATCAAAATCTATGTCAGTCAATCCTGGGAGCTTTAGTATATTAATTTCCCCAAGATTGATTAAATCATAAGTCTTATTTTTATTGTTTATTTTCATTGTAAGCTTAGATGGAGGAACTGGAAGAAGTACCTCATCCATATAAAAACTATACATCAAAATCCCCCCTCCGCTCCGCTTTCTATAGCTTCATAAATTCTATCTTCTATTTCTGATATTATGCCATCTATATCAGCAGTTTCTCTAATATCTCCAAAGCTATTTGAGAGATTTATATTTACATCTCTCAGTACTGTTCTATCTATTACTTCTCTTTCTGCCAAATCTCTTAAATATTTTAAGTCTTCTTCACCTATCTCCATACTGTCTTTTATAGCAGCTGTATTACCTGCAATTTCTGCGCTATTTTTATATATATCATCAATCGCAGGTATATCAAATTTACCAAAATCACTATCTTTAATTAAATTATCAAAAGACAGTGCATTTTCAATACTTTCACCTATTTTATAACCAACTTTCCAAGCGTCTATATAAGAAACCCTGTTTAACATATTTGGAACTTCTCTTGATAATGTAATAGCTTTTTCATTTTTACCCCATTGTAAAACTTTATTTTGTAAATCTTGTAATCCTGCTGTCCAGTTAGTGCCGAACATAGCATCAATAATTTTAGTTACAACCTTACCTAATGATAAGAACCAAGATATAATGTTTCCTAGAAGATTTTTAACTGCATCTCCAAATGTATTAAAGCCACCATTAAATACATTTAACACCCACTCGACAATACCAATCCAGGGTTCAATAAAACCCGTAAATAAGAATTGAAGGACTGAGTTTACTGTAGCAACTATGTAGTTATAAGCATATGCTGCCAATAATGCAAATGCTCCAAAAAT